CTAAATTGCATTAGCCTCAAGTTCGTTATAAACAACAGGCTCATAATCATAAAAGTGTTCTGATTTAATATGTTTCAATTCGTGTTTTGTTGCTTTTTGCTGAACAGCATGGCTTAATAAAATATTTATGTAAACATTGAAATTACCGTCTGAATCCACAACAGTAACACCTTTTACAGTCAGCGGCAGTTCGATTCCTCTAATATAAATATCGCCCAATAATCATTCATCCTTTTGCAATGCCTCAATGATACGAACAGCTTTTTCAACATCTTCTTTTGTAGCACCTTTTGCAAGGCTGAACAGCATACGCATTTCACTTCTGTTTTTGAGTTCTTCAAGGTATTCCTGAAGTTCTATATCATCAGTAAGTTTTGATGTTGCGTGTTCTTCCGTCAGATCCGATTTAAGTATTCCGAAATAATCTGCAAGCATTTGCATTTTATCTACTCGTGGATACTTCTTTGCATTTGCCCAGTCTGAAACTGTTGAGGCTGTGATTTTTAAGTCTGAAACAATATCAGCCTGAGTTTTATTATTTATGGCAAGATAATAATTGAAATTTTTAGCGAATATCTTTTTGTTCATTTCACTGTTATCTGTCATATTGAACACCTACCTTTTATTTACCTAAATCATACACTAAAAGCGTAAAAAAATCAAGATATTTTTAAAAATATTTCGTTTTTAGCTTGACATTACGCTTTTAGCGTGATATCATTAGAGCTGTAAGGAGGTGACGAAATGCTCAACACCAAAGTTAATTATCCTAAAATCACACTTGCGGCGGCAAGAGTAAATGCAGGATATTCGCAGAAAGAAGCCGCTTCAAGACTTAAAATCAATGAAAGAACTCTTCAAAACTACGAAAGTGGTGCTAATGTTCCTGACTGGGATATGGTTCATAAAATCGGTGAACTTTACGATTTTCCGATTGATTTTATTTTTTTTGGCTCTGAATTACGCTTAAAGCGTGATAAAGCTAATAACTAAACTAACACCCACACAATCAATAATACCACAATCACAGTCCCATTAAACGGACTTAGCTGAAAAGAGGTGAAGAAAGACGGAAGTAATAATAATTTTAGGACTGCTAATGCTTTGCACAGCTTTTGCTTCAGCAGCATTAGCAATAAAAATAGTAGCCGCCCATTTGTATAAAACAATAGACAGCTACCTTGATAAGCACGACGCTCAAATTATGGATCTGATTAAGTGGGCAAAGGACGAAGACAAACATCAATGAACGCTTTTCCAACAGGAGTAAGTGTTGCCACTCCCTTTTGCAAATCAATTTTAAAATTAGTGTTATTAATTTTGTTATCAGCTTCAACTTGATTTTTCAAACCTATCACTAAAGGTAATGAATCAAAAATCTTATAAAACGAATCATCGGTTAAGTATTCATCGTATGCAATTTTTATAATCCCTATACGAGATAAGGATGACAAAGATATTGATTGTTGTTCAATTGAATTACACAATTTATTACCGCAAAAAACATTAGTTAGCAAAGTTCTGTGAGAAGTGTCTGTTAGGTTTAATTGTATTTCGCACACAGGTAAACGCTCTTCGTTTGCAAAACATTTCAAATTCTGGGCATCTATAGGTGACATTTGCTGAATAATGTCAGAAAAAGACGGATGAATCTTCTCAATTTTTCTATTGTCGAATGAATTGATGATTAACTTTTCAAACATTTCACGAATTTCATCTTCATTCATACAGTGTTTTGCTTTTTCAACAGCCGGTCCGATAATTGATTCTCTCGGTTCAACTTGATTTTCAGGTGGGATATTCTCTACACCTTTTTCAATGTTGCTTTTGAAAGCTTCAAATTTTTTCTGACGCTTTAATTCAGCTTTCATTGAGGCATAATGTATGCCACCGGCAGTCAAGTTTATGAAATCGGCTAACAGACCACCTACAACTTTTGTTGGTGGATTTGTAAGATTACTTACTGCTTCTGATTCTAAAACAGCTTTTGTAACACCATAAGCAGTATCATTTATGTTTTGGTCACTCATATGTGCACCACCTTTCTAAATAAATAATAACATTATTTGGGTAATAAAGCAATAAAATATCGAAAAGCAGGTGAGAAAATGGCAAAACTTAAACTTATTGACACAAAGGACAAGTTCCTTCTTGAAATTGACGGAACAGAAATTCCGTATGTTACAAGCAACGAAAATTAAGGAGGTGTTTATATGGACACGGTTCAGATGAACAAAAAAATCAAAGAAATTATGGATAGCAGTGATGTCTATCTGCTTTCGGAAGATGCTGCAAAGGCTATTGGAGTTGCTCCGCAAAACTTGCGTGAACAGGCAAAGGACGAACCCGAAAAATTGGGATTCAATGTAATTGTAGTCGGCACATCTATCCGTATTCCGAGAATACCGTTTCTCAATTATATTCTCGGTTCAAACCCGTTGAAAGGAGTGTAACAAATGGCATTTAAAGATTTAGAAACAAAAAGGTCGCTTAGAAAAAAGTACCGTGACAGCAAAGACCAGCTTAAATACACGCAAAAAAGTCTTGCAAGCACCGAGCAGGAGCGTGACATTGCGAACAGCCGTCTTGAAAAAACGAAAGCAAAGCTTAACAAGGTGACAGCCTTATATGTTGCCGAAAGAGCGAAAAACGCAGAACTGACCCGCAAACGCAAAACCCTTGAAACGCCTGAATCCGAAGCATTCAATTTTGAATGTGTGGGGGTTGAAAATGCCAACGACTACAAGGTTGTTTGATGAAAAGAACATTTTTCGGACCTTAGCAAAATGTTTATCAAATATAAAGGTGGGAAAATATTTTGAATTACACTGATTTTATATCCTCAAACGGATACATATGCACTGAATCTGAGTTTGAAATTGCTAAGGCACACGCTAAGAACAAGTTGGCGGTTATTATCAGCCGATTTGGTGATGCAAACGGTGAACGCCTTGAGGATTATTACCTTGAACAGCTTATCAGGGAAGAACTCAGAGCTGAAAGAGTATCAAAGGCGTTGTTTGAAATGCAACTTGCAGGCAAAGAGAAATCCCGCATTGCTTAGGAACAGCAACACGGGATTAAACAAAAAGAAATTTAAACAAGCTCATTATATCATATTGAATCGAAAAATCAATAGTTAGGAGATATTAAAATGTGCGAAGTATGCAGAGGCACTCCGTGTAATCCGATGTGTCCAAACGCACCGCAAGTACTGGTAATGGGGCATTGCAGAGCGTGCAACGCAGAACTCAGATATGATTATACATATTTCAGAGATACAAATGATGATATTTTCTGTTCTCGTGAATGTGCCGAACTTTTTCACGGCATTACCGAGGAAGAATGGGAAGGAGATTAAACCTATGACAAAAATTACAGAACCCGTTAATTTGCTTGAAACTGCTGATATGGAAGAAGTAAAAAATCTGTCAACAGTTAATGATGCAGAACCTGATTCAACCGATTTAATTCAGGTAGCTCAGATTCCTGTCATCATCGAGAATCTCAAGCTGGTTAAATCTGAAATTGAGAAAAAGGTAAACACTGCCTGCGAAATGATATGTACAGACGAAAACTACAAGGAAATCAAGAAACTTCGTTCGGAACTCAATAAGGAATTTTCTGAGTTTGAAAGTCGCAGAAAAGCGGTTAAATCGGAAATAATAACACCTTATGAGGCTTTTGAAACAGTTTACAAAGATTGCGTGTTATTGCCTTATAAGAAAGCTGATTCCGCCCTTAAAGGTAAGGTTGACGCCATTGAGCAGGGTCTTAAACAGGAAAAGTACGAAAAATCAAAAAGCTATTTTGATGAGTATTCAAAATCACTCGGTATTGACTTCGTAACATATGAGCAGGTTAATCTGAATATAACCATGAGCGTATCTCTCAAAAAGCTTAAAGAAACTATAAAATCTAACCTTGACAAGATTATGGATGACTTAAAGCTTATCGCAACGCAGGAGCACAAGGACGAAATCCTTTACGAATACAAGCAGTCTTTGAATGTATCAGGTGCTATTACAGCGGTAACAAACAGATACAAGACTATTGAAGCAGAAAAAGCCAGAGCAGAAGCAGAAAAAGCAGAGCGTGAAAAGGCTGAACAGGTCATGAAAGATACTATTGCCGAATATGAACCGTTTGTGGCAAATGTGCCTGAAGAAGTTGTTCCACCGGAAGATGAAACACCTGCGGTTCGGAAACCGGAAGAACAGCCTGAAGAAAAAATTCTGTCATTGTCTTTCAAAGTATACGGAACAAAATCTCAGCTTAAAGATTTTGCTCTTACGGTAAAACAGTTAATCAGCGAAAGGGGTTTAAGATATGAGTAATTATAACATTCAGAATCAGATTCAGCAGAGAAAACCAAAATTTTCAGCCATGCTCCAGACAGTGGCTTTTCAGAAAAGCCTTTCAAATTCAATGAAAGACCCGAAGGAAATCCAAAAGTTCACGGCGGCTATTACCTCAGTAGTGAGTACCAATCCGGCACTCGAAGAATGTGATGCAGGAACAATTCTTTCAGCGGCACTTTGCGGACATTCGCTCGGCTTGCCACCATCACCACAGCTCGGACAGTATTACATGGTTCCGTTTAAGGACCGTAAGAACAATCGTACAACAGCAACATTCGTTCTTGGTTATCGTGGCTATATTCAGCTTGCTATCCGTTCAGGACAGTATAAAAGACTTAATGTGGTGGAAATCAAAGAGGGAGAACTTCTTAATTGGGATCCGCTCACAGAAGAAATTACAATCAAAATGATTGAAGATGAGACAGAGCGTGAAACAGCTGAAACAATCGGATATTATGCTTATTTTCGCTATGTAAACGGCTTTGAGAAAGCTCTTTACTGGAGTAAGGATAAGATGAAACAGCACGCTATGAAGTATTCAGCTGGATATGCAAATGATATCAAGAAGGGTACAAGCTATACATTTTGGGCAAAGGATTTTGATGCGATGGCTAAGAAAACAATGCTCAGACAGCTTATCAGCAAATGGGGCGTTATGAGTGTTGAAATGCAGACAGCGTATGAAGCTGACAATCATATAATCAGTGCCGACGGTACTCCCGATTATGAAACGAATACAATGATTGACGCAGATGTACCGTCAGATGCCCCATTACCAGAATCATCTGAACAGCAGATTGATTCCGATGAAGCATTCTCAATCGATGATCTTGCAGAGTGAGATGATTGATGTTGAGATAATAAGTACAGGCTCTAAGGGCAACGCAGTTCTTCTTGACGGTCAGGTCTTGATTGACTGCGGAGTGCCGTTTAGCAAACTTGTTGAGTGTAAAATGGTTGACCGAGTTAAATATGTATTCTTAACTCATCAACACGGAGATCATTGCAATGTTGCCACTCTAAAGCGACTACTTTCCGAACACCCTCTTATTAGGATAATCTACCCCAATTATCTTTGCAAAAAGCTTTTTTCATTAGGTGATACCTCCTTTCAAAACAATTCATTTATTGTCGCACAGGATAAATGGTACTCAATAAGCAATATTACTTTTTCAGCAGTACCACTTCGGCATGATGTTCCTAATATCGGCTGGAAGTTACACTTCAACACTCAACAGGGGATATATAAAGTTATATACGCAACTGATACATCGGAAATCGCTCATATAACAGCTAAGAACTACGATTTGTATCTTGTAGAAGCTAACTACTCAAAAACAGAATTACTTAATCGAATAAAAGATAAACGATTGAAAGGTCAATATGTGTACGAAGATAGAGTTCTTCGTACACATTTGAGCAAAGAAAAGTGCGATGAATGGTTGTATCAAAATATGGGTAATAACAGTTTCTTCGTTTATATGCACCAACACGAGGACTTAGTATGATTACATCAGCGAACATAGTATCTTATGACGGATATAACTTAATAGTAAGACCGCATGAGCGTATCGGCAGAGAACTTGCACAGAAACAAGTACATGAAATTGAACTCAGAATTGTTGACGGACGCACGATTTCTGCCGAACAGCGAAGAAAAATATACGCAATCATCAGAGATATAGCATTTTGGTGCGGAGATAATCCCGAATGGATTAAAGAATATTTCAAATTTAATTTTTGCGGTGAATTTGGCATTGAATACTTTTCGCTGTCTGATTGCGAAAAAAGCGTAGCAAGAGATTTCATAAGCTATCTGATAGATTTTTGTTTCTACCAAAATATCGGAACAAGAGATACTCTGCTTAATGTTACAGATGATATAGGCAGATACTTGTACAGTTGTCTTGAAAATCGTAAGTGTGCAATATGCAATGCACCAGGTGAAGTTCATCATGTTGACAGAATTGGTATGGGGCGAGATAGGGAACAGATTGTACATATAGGATTAAAAGCTATATGCCTTTGCAGAAAGCACCACGATGAAGCACATCGGCACGAAAAAGAGCTGTTTGATAAGTACAAAATCTACGGTATAGAGCTTGATGAATATCTTTGTACAAAGCTGAAACTTAATACAAAAAGAAAGAGGTGATACAGTGAATGGCTGGACAACCAAAGCGAGGGCTTGACTTTGCGGCTTGGGATGTTCACTTGTTCGATGATGATGAGAGATTTGATGTGCTTATTGATGCACAGGGTTGGGACGGCTTTGGAGTATTTTTTTGGATTTGTACCAAAGCTTATGCAACAAATGGTTACTATTTTGAGTGGCGAGAAGAAACCAGTGCTGCCACGATAGCGAAACGAATGAGCGGTGGAATTAAATCAGATACGGTAAATCAGGTAGTTAAGCTTTGCTTACGAATTGGGCTGTTTGATAACGGGCTGTTTGATAGGGAGAGCATACTGACCAACAAAATGATGCAAGAACGATATATGTACGCTATCGAAAAACGCTCCGTGCGAGGTCGCACAATAAATAGATTATATTGGCTTTTGAAAACGGAAGAAACAAAGGCTTATATAGTTATACCTGAAAATGAGCATAATCTCTCCGAGAATGAACATAATCTCTCCGAGAACGACACAAAGAAAAGTAAAGTAAAGGAAAGTAAAGTAAATAGAAATAATTATTATGCGATGCCGTCTGCAAATGCAGCCGACACCGCCGGTGAAAATATTTTTATTACATTACCTTTGAACGATAAGAGTAATTATTCAGTTTCAAAATCTGATGTTCAGCACTACAAAATTTTGTATCCTGCTGTTGATGTAGAACAACAATTGCGTTCGATGTTGGGGTGGCTCGAAGCTAATCCGAGCAGGAGAAAAACAAGAACCGGCATTAAAGGGTTCATTACTAAATGGCTTAATAAGGTCCAAGACAGAGGAGGTGTAGGATATGGATTCAATCCAAGCGATAATGTCAAGAATAATGTCACCACAGCGAGCGGAGGAAATTATCCAACGGGCGAGAAAGTCTTCTAAAGAACTCACTCCGAGAGAAAAAGCCGAACAAGAAGCAAAAGTGTTTAACTCAACACCCGGTAAGCTCATTGGCTATGAGTGCGAGAAATGTATGAACCGAGGCTATATTTACCGTGTAAAGGCAGGCGAAACGCCTTTCGGGCAGGTTACATATGATGTGGTTGCTTGCAAATGTGATTGTATGAAAATTCGAGATGAACTTCACAGAATGCAGAACAGCGGTCTTCAAAAACTTCTTAAACGATATACTTTTGAAAGTTACAAGACAACCTCAGATTGGCAGAAATATGTGAAAGATAAAGCATATGAGTACATTGGCAAATGCTCTGATTGGTTCTTCTTCGGCGGTCAGCCCGGTTGTGGAAAGACACATATATGTACGGCTATTGTCGGAGCATTACTCAAAAAAGGCAAAGCACCTAAATATATGCTTTGGCAGGATGATATTACCAAAATCAAGCAGGCATCGAGTAATTTAGAGGTGTATGAAGCTCTCATAAATTCATATAAGCAAGCGGAAATTCTTTACATTGATGATTTCTTTAAAACTCGCAGGGGCGATTTTGTCTCAACAGCTGATGTCAATGCTACATTTAAGATTATCAATTACAGATACAATGAAGGATTGCCGACTATCATAACATCTGAATTATCACTTGAACAGATTTCGCAGATTGATGAGGCTTTAGGCAGTAGAATTTCAGAAATGGCTAATCCGAAAATTTTTATTAAAGCCGATAAAAATAAGAATTACCGTTTTACGAGAGGAAATGAAAATGATGTCTGAAGCACAGGAGCAATGTAAACTCATTAAATGGGTGGATAAATGTGTGCAAATGAAAATACATCCTGAACTTTCAATGCTGTACGCTGTTCCAAATGGTGGCAGAAGAGATAAAGCCGAAGCCGCACATCTTAAAAGGCAAGGAGTTAGGGCAGGTGTTCCAGATTTATGCCTTGCTGTGCCAAAAGGTAAATATCACGGCTTATATATTGAGCTTAAAGTCGGCAACAATAAGACTTCTGAACATCAGGATAAATGGTTGCAGAATCTTTCACGGTGCGGATACGCCGTAAAGGTATGTTATGGCAGTACATCAGCAAAGCAGACAATTGAAAAATATCTGCAATTGGGTGATTGATTATGAAATTGCAGGTTTGTCGAAAGTGTAAACACGAATATCATCCGTGTAGCATACGGAAATGCCCGTACTCTGAAAAAGGTTTGTACATATGCGTTTATTGCTGCAAAAAGTGTCCGTATTCAGAGCAGATAGGTACGGGCTGGTGTTGTAGGTATACAAAATGAGACGAAATTGGACAACAGAAGAAGTTGAGTATTTAACATCTGCGTGGGGAAATGTTAGTGTAAAAAACATTACAAAACATTTATCACGCTCTGTTTATTCGGTACTTAACAAAGTTAATAAATTAAAGCTTGGAGCTTTTCTAAGCTGTGGAGATAGATATGTAACTTTATCATATTTGAGCGAAGCTGTTTATGGTAATCAAAGTAGCGGAGGTTATATCAAAATTTCTTGGGCACAAAATAGAGGCCTTCCTCTACATACGATTTGCAGGCAGAAAGAAAAGTTTGAGGTAGTTTATATTGATGAATTTTGGGAATGGGCATACAAGAATCAGAGCTTTTTGAATTTCTCCAAATTTGAAAAGTATTATCTTGGTGTAGAACCTGATTGGGTTGATAAAAAGCGAAGAACTGATATAAGGCACAGCCATAAATTTATTACATCACCTTGGACTGCTGTTGAAGATGAGCGACTTAAGAAATTTCTTGCTGGACATAAATATAGCTATAGAGAATTATCGATACTGCTTAATAGAACGGAAGGAGCAATACAGAGAAGAATATTAGACCTTGGTATTAAGGAGCGACCGGTTAAGGCAAATAATCACATAAAGTGGACGGCTGAAGAAATTAAGAAGCTTGGTGAAATGATTAAATCAGGCTATAAGTATGAAGAAATGTCAGATGTGCTTGATAAATCTGCTAAAGCTATCAGAGGTCGAGTATTTGACTATTACTTGACCGAAAGGCTTGATAAGGTAAGAGCATACATTGGCAATGGTCAGTTTGGCGATAATCTTCCGGACAGGACGATTAAATACAAGAGGTTTATGTCTGATGAGGACAAGGAGAAGGTAAAAGTCTTGTTATCTATGCTTGCAGGTGAAATTAAATGTGTTGCGAAAGAGAACTCAAATGTTGAGAGTGAGTACGCTGAATTTTGGCAAAAAGATTGTTGTACCTATTGGGATAACATAAACGGCTGTACGGCAAACGAAAAAGACTGCGACAGCTGCACATCATTTAATAGAATAGAACCACAATTCTGCAAAAGATGTGGAATTACCTTTTATGAACGAAAAAGTAATGACATTTGCAAGGACTGCAGAGCTGCGAGAATTAAGCAAGCACAGAGAAAATATGCGATATTAAATCAAAAAGGAGTTGTGATAAATGAAAAGCAACTGGAAATTAAGAAGTAAACAGCACGAAGATCGTATTCGTGGTGAAATGTTTGATACCGGTATCGGTTACGGGCTGGAACTTGCTTCCATAATATTGAGTCGCCATTTCGGATTCGGAGCAAAGCGACTTTATAAATTAAATCTTGAAGCCCTGAGATATATTGCAAATGTTAAAGATGGGGCAGAAGAATTTACCGAGGAATACAAAAACAATGTAGAATATGCCTCTATTAAAATGCACAAAGAGTTCGACAGGACTATGGCATTAAAATACAAAGGCATTGACTATGGACAGAAATTGAGAAACGAGATAGATAACGAAAGCTATCTTAATTTGGAAATAGAGGTGAATTAAGTGATGAGAGAAATATTATTCAGAGGTAAATTCGGAAACGAATGGAAGTACGGCTTTTTAAGTATTGAACCCAAAGGATTGGTAATCAAAGAGCCATACAAGAACGAAAGCTCAAATGTGTGGCATATTGACGCTGACACAGTCGGACAGTACACAGGCTTGACTGACAAGAACGGCACGAAGATTTTTGAGGGGGATATTGTAAAATATGGTGATACTGTTCATAATGTAGTGTTTGAACAAAGAAACGGAACAGCGTATTTTGGTCTTGTGTATTCAACACTTGAAACCTTATCGTTTGGATATTATCAAGATTTGAAACAAATTGAAGTAATCGGCAATATCTACGACAATCCCGAACTTTTAGGAGATGAAGAAAATGACAAAAGAAAGAATCGCTAAATTCTGCGAGAAATTTAACACACACAAAGCAACGCTTATTCAGGACACAGACCGTTACCTAATTATTGATTGGCGAAGGGCTGATGGAAGCGGAGATTATTATGTGAATTACATAGTAGATAAGAAAAGAGGTAGCTTAATAGTTAGCGGTGATTTGGGTGATAGCATTGCTACTTGGTATAATAAGATTAAGCCGTCAGATCTTAAAAATTATGTAAAAAATGATATTGGGTATTACATAAGCAAGATTCAAACAGCATCAGATTTGTTTTATTATGATGAAAAAAATGTTGTAGAGAGTATTAAATACAATCTTGAGGATTTTGATTCCGATGAAATAATATCTTCGTATAGCGAACATAGTTCGTGTTATATGGAATCGGAAGATGATGTCTGGGAAGAACTTGAACATGAAGTTTCAAACTGCATTTACGGCAACAAGTTTATACCGTCAGAATTGATTGTAGATTTTTGTTCTGAACTTGATACTGATTACTTTGAGTGGCTTTATGATTGTGGCAAACGAATACATCCTCGTGTTTATTTATGGGCAGAAGGATTTTATCGTGCATGTAATCAGCTTGGTATATAATGTGCAGAGGTAAGTAACGATGACAAACTTTGAAAAAATCAAATCAATGAGTATCGATGAAATGGCTCGGAGTTGTATGAGTTTTTTTGCCTGTCCATATGGAACTCCATATTTCGGTTGTCCTATGGAAAAGCGATTCAATGGCAGTTGCATTGACTGCACGAAACATTGGCTTGAAAGTGAGGTAGATATGGATTGACGGCTAAAGAGATTAAGGACATTAACAGAGAGATTTCACGGCTCAGAGCGAAAATGGCACGGATTCAGGCTGAGGCGGACAACACGGCGGTGACGCTGGGTGAACGAATTGTTCCGTCAGGTCAGACATCCGACAGAGTGGGCAATGCGGTGGTGCAGATTGCCGATATTCAGCGTGATATTCAGAATCTTGAAATCCGCAGGAACTCGGCTCTGAACAGCCTCTCACGGGACGATTTTGTGGAAAACTGCCTGTTTATGCACCTCGGCTTAAAATACAGCTGGGCGAAGATTGCAGTCGATACAGGCGGAATCAATACCCCCGACAACATAAGAATTATGTGCAATCGCCACCATTGGTAAAAGTTGTTCGGTTTTTCGGTTTCAGGGTGATATAATGTAAACTGAAAAAAGCAACAAACAGGACATATGCGAAACTCTCCTAAGTTAAAAAAATTGCACAGACCGCTCTCGTTTGAGGGCGGTTTTGTGTTGTGAGGTGAAATTGATGTATAAAGACAAATGCGGTACAGGTTACGAAAATAGCACAAGGGCGATTTTTCAGGGTGCAGGAAAATATGATGTCCCGATTATTGAGCCTACAAAAATTACAGAAAACAACTTTATCGGATTCAACGAAGTTTTGAGCAGCAAGCAAAGTGATTGCGGCGTGCATTTCTTTTTGGACGATTACCAGTTTCAGAGACTGTGGAATACACCCGACAGGTACATTGAGAGGCTACAAAAATTCAATTGTGTGTTATCACCTGATTTTAGCCTTTACGCTGATTATCCGAAAGCGTTGCAGATTTATAACCACTATCGCAAACATTGGATAGGCGCATATTTACAGCTTTATGGTATTGAAGTAATACCAACAATTTGTTGGAGCGACGAAAAGAGTTTTGAATGGTGCTTTGACGGCGAGCCTTGCGGCGGAACAGTCGCCGTGTCGAGTGTCGGCACTCAGAAAAACAAGATTGCCAAAGAACTGTTTTTGAAAGGTTACAAAGATATGATTGAACGCTTACAGCCTGAAACGGTCATCTTCTACGGCAAAGTCCCCGAAGAATGTGTTGGAAACATCATCAACATCAAATCATTTCAGGAAAAATTCAGGAGGTCAGAATAATGGGCGGAAGAGGCGGAAACTTAGGTGGTCATAAAAATTATTCTGTAAGTCCTTTAGCCGCATTTAAAGAGAATGCGAAACAGTTTAATTTTGCTTTGCAAGAGGGTAAAGCTAAAAAATCAGGCATTGTTGAATTTACTGATATAACAGGCAAGGTTACAAAAAGGTACTGGAACGGAGCAACTTATACAGACAGAAGTAGCGCACTTTATGAAAAAGAATTTAAAGGTACACATAAAGTGAGTTTTAAAAAGCCTAAGGAGTGGTAAAATGGGTGGAAGAGGTGGAAGTTTTGGAGTTATTCCAAAACTCAGAAATCCTGTTGGTATTCCTTCAAATGCTATTACTGAGGATGAATTTCTTAAATTAAAAGGTGTTGGGGATATTTCAAGCGGTTACACGGTTGATAAACTTAGAGGTAACAGAGCGCTGAAAACACAGCGTGGACAGGAAAAGTTCGAAAAAGAGGCCTTGAAAGCCAATGCGGATTATTCAAATAAGCGTGCGAGTGCAAGAAAGGAATACAAATCTTTAGTAAGCAAAGGCGTGATTAGAGATAAGACACCTACAGAGAGAAGATTAACAACCGCTCACGGACACCCTGATAATCAATCGACACAAGCCGCAAGGCGATTACTGGCTAAACAAGGAATTGACTGGAAAACAGGCAAGAAAATTAAATCATAGTAAATCCAAAAGGGGTATTACAATGGGCGGAAGAGGTTCTTCAAGTGGAATAAGCGATAAAGGTAAAAAGTACGGTACGGAATACAAAGCAGTTGCACAGTTTGGCGAAATAAAAGTCGTTCGTGTCAATGGTAATGGTTCTGTAACAGCACCTATGGAAACAATCACAAAGAACAGGGTTTATGCTACAATTGATAAAAAGGGTGATATAAAGCACATTACTTTTTATGATACTTATGGTGAACGAGTAAAACAAATTGATGTAAAAGGCAGACCTCACAACGGGATAATGCCTCACGCTCATTTAGGCTATGAACATAACGAAATGGGCGATAGACAGTTGACAGATAAAGAACACTCATATGTAAATGAGCTGTTAAAAAAATGGGAAACAAAAAGAAAACACTTGAATATATAAATTTTAATTGATATAATGATATTGACGCAGGGGATAGTTTAAATAGGAAAACAGTTTTTACAGATTCCGGTGCAACTCCGGAAACCTGCGTTACAAGACAGTACAGAAATGTGCTGTCTTTTCTTTTGCTGATTTTTTAGAATTTTCAGACAAAGAGAGGTGGTGACGGTGGCAAAGGGAAAGTATGAAAAATGGCTTAAAGCTGAAAATTTACTACTGCTCGAGGGTTGGGCGAGGGACGGTCTTACCGATGAGCAGATAGCTAAGAACATAGGTATTACGGTATCGACATATTACGAATGGAAGAAAAAGTATCCGGAGATTTCGGAGTCCTTAAAAAAGGGCAAAGAGGTTGTGGATTATCAGGTGGAAAATGCGTTGCTGTCGTCTGCACTTGACGGCAACACCACGGCACAGATATTTTGGCTCAAAAACCGCCGTCCCGACAAGTGGCGAGATAAGCAGAAGGACGAGGCGGACACAACCGCACTTGAAAAGCTCGACAACATTCTTGACGAAATCAGAGAGGACGCAAAAAGGAGTGTAAAGGACAATGCCGTACACGATTAAGCAAAAGGAATACATCGCAAATGCCGTACACCGCTGGAACATTAAAAGCGGTGCCGTTCGTTCGGGCAAAAGCTTTGTTGATGTCACCTGTATCGTTCCTATGCGTATCCGTGAAAGAATAGGCAAGGACGGCTTGTGCTTTATCATAGGCGTATCAAAGGAAACAATTGAGCGAAATGTTTTACAGCCTATGCGTGAGCGTTACTCTTCCGACATTGTGGGTACAATCAACAGCCGAAATATTGCAAAGGTATGCGGTGAAGATGTCTATTGCCTCGGTGCGGAAAAGGTCAGTCAGGTTGCAAAAATTCAGGGTGCGTCTGCAAAGTATATATACGGCGATGAGGTTGCAAAGTGGAACGAAGATGTTTTCAATATGCTGAAATCCCGACTTGACAAGCCGTATTCCTGCTTTGACGGCAGTTTAAACCCTGAACACCCTACGCATTGGCTGAAAAAGTTTATTGACAGCGACGCAGATATTTATTTGCAGGAATATACAATCTTTGACAACAGTTTTCTTTCAAAGGAGTTTGTTCAGAACCTTTGCAACGAATACGAGGGAACGATTTATTATGACCGCCTTATTCTCGGCAAGTGGGTGCGTGCAGAGGGTGCAATTTACCGCAGATTTGCCGACAATCCAAAAGACTTTTGCTGTCAGATTGTCGATGAAATAAATCCCGATGTGCCAATAAGGCAGTTTTTAAAATCTCAACTTTGGGATATAACAATCGGCATTGACTTTGGCGGTAACAAATCAGGACACGCCTTTGTCGCAACGGCAAAAACAAAAAATTACGGAAATCTTATTGCTTTGAAGAGCGAAAGATATTTCGGAGAATATGACAGTAACGATCTAGACAGGCTGGCAATTGAGTTTGCTCAGTCTGTTTTTGACTTATGCGGAAAGGTTGATTTTGTCTATTGGGATAATGCCGAAACCGTACTTGGCAGAGGTATTAAAAGAGCCTTTGAAAAGACTTTTCCCGAAACAATTGTCAGACCTGCAAGGAAATACCCCATACAAGACCGTATTCGCTGTACGCTCCGACTTATGGGCTCTGGCAGGTTCTTTTATGCCGACGGTTGCGAAACGCTTAAAACGGCTCTCTGTGAGGCTGTGTGGAATGATAAAAAACTTGACGATGAACGGCTTGATGACGGTTCAACAGATATCGACAGCCTTGACGGCTTTGAATACACATTTGAAAGGGATATGAAACGGTTTATAAAGGCGGTGTGAAATGGGACTTATAGATTTTTTGAAAGGAGTGTGGAGGCGAATGTTTCCGCTTGAAAATATTCGGCAGGCGCTTAATTTACGGCTTGCGATTACAGCAGAAATGCAAAAGGCTATCGGCATATGGCAAAACTGCTATGTCGGCAAAGCTCCGTGGCTTGATGAAAATGTTATCAGTTTGAGGCTTGAGCAGTCAATCACAAGGGAGTTTGCTAACATTACGCTTAACGAAATGACGGTGAACATCTCAAATGAAACGCTGTCAAAATTGTTTGAAACTGCAACCGAGGAGCTTAATTCGGAGTTACAGTCAGGTCTTGCAACGGGTGCAATGGTCATCAAGCCTTTGGGCGGTGACAGGGTACAATATATCTCGGCAAATGCTTTTGTGCCGATTGAGTTTGACGCAAAGCACAGGCTTGTAAAGGTCATCTTCCCCGAATTTAAGAAAATCGGTGACAACTACTACACAAGGCTTGAATATCACAGCCTTGATAAGGACAAGGGCTTGACTGTTACTAACACGGCTTACCGTTCGTCATCATCCGAGGTTCTCGGTACTGAAATTCCTCTCGCTGTCATTGACGAGTGGGCAGACTTACCGCCTGCGGTCACATACCCCGAAATGAAAAGACCTGCGTTCGGTTATTTCAGAGTGCCGATTAAAAACACGGTTGACGGCTCATCATGCGGTATGTCGATTTTTGACAGCGGACTTGAAATCATTCAGAAAGCCGATATGCAGTTTGGACGGCTTGACTGGGAATTTGAAAGCGGAGAGCGTGCAATTCATGTTGATTCTGCCGCATTAAAGGACGGCAAAGCCGACAGACTTAACAGGCGTTTGTACCGTGCCGTTGATGTGGATTTGGGCGACGAAGAACTGTTCAAGGACTTTTCGCCTGCGTTCCGACAGTCCGACATTACGGACGGCTTGAATACATATCTGCGTATGATTGAATTTGCGGTCGGTCTTGCATACGGTGACCTTTCAAACCCCGAAACAGTTGCAAAGACTGCTACGGAGATTAAGTCGGCAAAGGACAGGAAGTACAACACCGTGTCGGCAATTCAGAAACAGCTTCGCTATTGCCTTGATGATTTGGTGTATGCTCTTGCATTTTACAATTCGCTGACAACAAGCGGTTATTCGTTCGTATGCGATTTCAAGGACAGTATTCTGACCGATGAAGAAACCGAACGCAAGCAGGATATTCAGGACTTAAACCTTGGTATTATGCGACCTGATGAGTACCGTATGAAGTGGTATGGAGAGGATGAAAAGACAGCAAAAAAGAATCTTCCGCAGTCCTCTGAGGTTATCGAATAATGTTCACTCCGACTGAAATTGAGGCTTTGCCCTCGGCTATGGAACAGCTGTACCGCAGTTTACAGTTAAATATTATGTCCGACCTTACGGAGCGTTTGAAAGCTAACGGTGAGGAGATAACCTCTGCTGCCGATTGGCAGATAAACCGCTTGTATGAATTGGGCGTGAGTAAGGATGAAATAAACAGCCTTATTCAAAGCACGCTCGATGTGTCTGACGATGAAATCGACAGAATCTATGACGAAGTCGTGAAATCGGGATATGCAAGAAATGAGGAGCTTTATACAAGCAAGGGCAAAGAGTATATTTCTTATGCGGAAAATAAACAGCTGCAACAGCTTGTAAAGGCGGTTAAAAATCAGACAAAATCGGAGTACAGGAACATTACAGGCTCACTCGGATTCGCAGTGAGAAATGCCGACAATACGCTGTCATTTACTCCGCTTGCGGACTTTTACCAACGCACCCTTGACAATGGACTTATGCAGATTGCAAGCGGTGCGGTCGATTATAGCACAGCCCTCAAAAAAGCGGTTCAAGCTATGACCGACAGCGGATTGCGTACCGTCGATTATGCAAGTGGTTGGAGCAATCGTGTTGATGTGGCGGTTCGCAGGGCATTGATGTCAGGCTTTAATCAGGTTGTCGCAAAGGTCAACGAGGACAACGCCGAACAGCTCGGCACGGAATATTTCGAGGTCAGCTATCACCGTGGTGCAAGACCGACACATCAGGTGTGGCAGGGCAGAGTGTACAGCAAAAAGGAGCTTGAAACCGTCTGCGGATTGGGTACGGTCACAGGACTTTGCGGTGCGAATTGCTATCACAGCTATTCGCCGTTCATCAAGGGCATTGATACCCCGACATACAGTGATGAAGAACTTGACCGTATGAACGAGGAGGAGAACACCCCGAAAGAGTATAACGGCAAAACATATACGGCATATGAGGCACAGCAAAGGCAAAGACAGCTTGAAACTGCAATGCGTGCCGACCGACAGAAGATTGAACTGCTCACACAGGGCGGTGCAGACTATGACACAATCACAGGCGCAAAGGTCAGATATTTTCAAAGGCAGGACGAATATGTAAAGTTTTCAAAAGCTATGGGACTTCCCGAACAATGGGAAAGAGTAACCGTAAACGGCAAAAATGCTTTAGGCTCAAAACTCCCGAAAAAGGCAGAACGCTTTGACCGCCGTGCCGAATACAGTCTTGATAAGGACAATAAACGCATTGCCCAAACCCGAGCCGATGAGTGGCACGATAGGGCGAATACGCTTGAAGAAAAGGCAAAACAATTCTCACTAAACACCAATGAACAGAAATATTACAGACCTGTTTTTGAAGAAGATATATCAAAAACTTTTGAACGCAAAATTGAGGGCGAAACAATTACAATTGATACCCACAAGGCAAATACATTGTGTGATAATGTTTATATTTCAGATAAGGTAAAGCTAAAACGAAAAGAACTTCATAATTTTGATATGCAAGTGAGAAAAGCGTTTGATATGCTCGGAGAGGTTGAAACAAGCGGAAAGCCTGAAATTTGTATTGTCACTCCCGAAGAAATGCGAGTAAATGCTATTGCTTCATATATGCCAATGCAAAATGTTCTAAATGTCAATTCAGCATACTTTTCAACAAGTGATTTGTCAGGCTTACAAGAAAACTTGGCTTGTCCGCAAGACGGATTGAGTACAATTCTGCACGAACTGATTCATTGGCAAGACGCTAAAAATTACAGAGCAAAATTCGGAAGTATTAACGATTATTTTGAATATTGCGATTACCTTAATAAAATTTATGCTCCAAAGGTTGAAAAATTGATAAATAACGGTTATAATATAGAGGATATAAGTGAGTATGCTTTTGAATGCTTAAAAGATAAAGCTATGGATGAAGTGTATAATGAGTACAGAGTCAGCAAACTTTTAGGGTGATGATAGTATGAGATTGATACAAACTGAAGAACAAAAATCTCTATGGAATGCGTTTAAGCCGTACCTTGTAACAAATGGTTTAAATGTCACTTTGCGTGAAGATGCTCCACAAGAAGCTAAAGATGCTGAAGCACTTTACAGTAAGCTTAGAGAGAAACAAAAAATGCAATATCTAAAAAATAGTGGCATAATCTAACCGCTCCGTAAAAAGGGCGGTTTTGTTGTTTAACTTGCCGAGAATATGTTCAGAGCAAGAAAAACGGCTTGTTTACGGCATTATTTAACTTGTCTGCAACTTGCCAAAGCAAAACTTAATACATCAAATCAGCACTTTGAGAAATCAGAGTGCTTTTTTATTATTAATCAAAGAAAGGTTTGATACTATGAGAAAAAGAATTTTAGCAATTGTACTTATGGTAGTTATGATTGCAACAATCGTACTGGTTACTGTGGGCTGTACCGAGGCAACGCAGGTATCGTACAATGTTTCGCAGGAAGCAGACAATTTCAATGTGATACGCAGGCTTACGGTTATTAACACAAGAACCGATAAGCCGTCATTTGAACTTGTTGCCGCTTTTTCATTACAGGTCGATAATGACGATAACCAAATTGAGGTTGTCTGCGAAACGGGCAAGGGTGAATACAAAAAGCATATCATAGGTCTTAATGATGAAACTATGTATGTTGTAGAGGACATAAGCGGTGCAGAAGTGGACAAATACCGTTATGAAATTAACTTCCTGCCTAAACAGATTTTGCCGATTACATTTAAGAGTAAAGATTAACAGTTAAACCCGTCGATTTCGACCGGTTTAGAAAGGTGGTGACAGAATGAAAATCAGAGTAACAACAGCATTTAATGATAGGCAGAACGGCTATGTAACCCGACCTGTGAATGAAGTTTTTGAATGCTCCGAGCAGAGAGCAAAGGAACTCATTGACGGCGGTTTTGCAGAAGAGGTCAAGCCTGACGCTCCCAAAAAGCCGAGAACCAAAGCAGTTAAAACAGAAAAAGCAGATTAAGCGCCCTTGCATTTGATTGCATAGGTGCTTTTATTTTACCCTGCCGTAGGTTATAACGGCTGAATTTCTACCGCAGGCAAAGCGGAATACAAGCTATGCAGAAAGGATTTACTATGAAGAATATACACACACTTCTCTCCGAAATCGGCTTTACAGTTCCCGAAGATAAAAAGGTAGACTTTGAAAAAGCCTTTGCGGATAATTACAAAACCGTATCAGAGGTTGAAAAGCTCCGCACATCAAGGGACAACTACAAGTCACAGCTTGAAACTGCGCAGACTGCACTCAAAAAGTTTGAGGGTGTCAATGTGGATGAGCTCAAGGGCGAAATCAAAAAGCTCAACGGCGAACTTGAAACAAAGGAAAACGAGTATCAGATAAAAATCGCCGACATGGAGTTTAACTCTGTTCTTGACACCGCTGTTTCAAAGAGCGGTGCGAAAAATGCAAAGGCTGTCAAGGCTCTGCTTGACCTTGAAAACCTGAAAACATCTAAAAATCAGGCAGATGACATCAAAAAGGCTCTCGAACAGGTTAAGTCCGAAAACGGCTATATGTTCGGTTCTGATGAGCCTTTTCAGAATCCTGTCGGTGCAACCGAAACAGGTAACGGCGGTACAGGCTCAAATCCGCTTGCGTCAATGCGTGCGGCTATGGGACTTTCAGTCGAAAAGAAATAATTTTATTAAATCTATGAGGTGATTTTATTATGGCAAACACAATTGCACTCTTTAAACAGTACACAGCGTTGCTTGATGAGGTCTATAAGCAGTCGGCACTCACAAGCAAAATTGACGGTGCGTCAGACCTTGCAACACAGGGCGCTAACGCAAACGAGCTTATCATTCCGATGCTCACAATGGACGGTCTTGCAGACTACTCACGCAACAGCGGTTATGTTGACGGCGATGTTGAGCTTACGAACGAAACCGTGAAATGTAACTTTGACCGTGGCAGAATGTTTACGGTTGACACAATGGACAACGCAGAAACGGCAGGCATTGCATTCGGCAGACTTTCGGGCGAGTTTATCCGCACAAAGGTTGTTCCCGAGCTTGACGCTTTCCGCTTTGCAAAGTATGCAAGTACAAGCGGTATTTCTTCCGTGAGTGCAACTCTCACAACAGGCGAAGAGGTTGTTGAGGCTCTCCGCACAGCCTCAACAAAAATGGACGAGGACGAAGTTCCTTTCGAGAACAGACACCTTTTCATCACATCAACGCTTTACGGTCTTGTGCAGGATCTCGATACAACAAAGTCAAGGGAGGTTCTCAACCGTTTTGCAGATATCACACTTGTTCCTCAGTCAAGATTCTATACAGCAATTGAACAGCTTGACGGCACATCCTCAAGCAAGGAAAAGGGCGGTTACAAAAAGGCGACTTCGGGCAAGAATATCAACTTTATGATTATTCACGGCTCTGCTCCGATTCAGTTCACAAAGCACCTTGACACAAAGGTTATTGAGCCGTCAGTTAATCAGAGTTCTGACGGTTGGAAGTTTGGTTATCGTATGGTCGGTATTGCCGATGTTTACGAGAATAAAAAGGCAGGTATCTACTGCCATTCAGCCGTAGAGGCTTAAAGGAGTGTTACTATGACCGCTTATGCCGATGAAGGCTATTACATCTCTGAATATCTCTGTGGCAGAAAGGCGGTCATTGTTTCCGCCTTTGATTATTATGCACGCTCTGCAACCCTGCTCATTAAGGCATACACAGGCGAAAATGTTGACGGGAACAATATTCCCGAAAGCGTAAAACTCTGCTGTTGTGAGCTTGCAGAGCTTGTATATAACGATGAAAAGCAGTCCGCAAATTCAGGAATTTCATCTGCAAGCGTCGGTGATGAATCCGTAAGCTATGTGTCCGAAGAAGAGCGTAAAACCGCCCATAAAAAGGCTGTCAGACACACAGTTTACAAGTATCTTGCCGACACCGATTTGCTGTACAGAGGTGGTCGCAGATGATTATTACCCCTGAAAGCTCTTGCACAATTTACAGATTCAACGGCTCGGGTTATGACCGTTATTTCATTCCCGAATGTCATTGGCAGGAGAACAAGGCTCGCAATGTGCTTAAAAGCGGAATGCAGAACGCTGACAGCGTGACGGTGTATATCCCGATTGAATCCGCAGGGCTTTTGCCCGGCTTTTTAAAGCCGAGCGAAAACCTTTTTGCAGGTCAGCTATGCACCCCTCAGAACAGCGCACAGGACATTATTATTAAGGGCGAGAGTAATTTTACCTTTGATAATTCAAACCCCCAGAGCGTGTCACAGAGCCTTAAAACGCTAAAGCAAAAACACAGGTGCTATGCGGTTATGTCGATTGATGAAAAGCTCTACGGCGTCGTAACCGATTTACAGCACATCAAAATTTCGGCGAGGTGATTGCATGAAGATTGTTCAACCGCCCGATTTTGTCATCAAGTCAAAAAACGGTACGGCAGGTTTCCTCTGGGATAAAAAGTTTGCAGTCCGCAAAAATGCCGATGTGTTAAAGGTGCAAAAGTATGTTGACAGCACGGTTTTACGATTGATGAAACCCTATACACCGTTCAGAAACGGTGTGCTTGAAAAGTCGGCAACCCTCTCAACGGTTATAGGCTCGGGCGAAATTCATCAGAACACACCGTATGCGAGGTATCTCTACTACGGCAAGGTTTACGGTCCTAATATCCCGATTAAGGAAAACGGTGTTATTGTGGGCTATTTCAGCCCTAAAGGACAGAAGAAACACCCCACAGGTAAAATGCTTGTTTATTCTCGGGCAAAGCACCCTCTTGCCGGCAAGATGTGGTTTGAACGAATGAAAGCCGACCATAAAAAAGAGATTTTACAGGGTGCTGCTAAAGTGGCAGGAGGTACGGCAGAATGAACATAATTGAACTTATGCGGAGCATTGTGATGAGCTTTCCAAAGCTGAACGATGTTCTGCACATTGACTACACAACTCCCGACACCGACAGCTACGGCTTATCTCCGACAGGCGACACACTGATTAAATCCGATGTTCTCGGCAATCAGGAGCGACAGCACACATTCATCTTGTACGCTGTTTATCAGTCGGTTAATGACTATGACCGCCTTGCCAACAGCGGACTTATTAACGAGTTACAGCTGTGGCTTGAAAAACAGGCAAAGTGGCAAACGCTGACCGTAACGGTTGGCGACAATGAGCTTGCAGGTACGCTCACAAAAATAACCTGTTCAAACGGTATGCTTTATGACATACCCGACAGCAATTTAATTGGTAATGTAATGTATCAGTTACAGATTACCGCAGATTACAAAATCGAAAGTGAGGAATTTTAATTATGGCAACAACACCCGATATCGGTAAACTCAAAAGAAGTTATCTCATGCACTACATTGACGCTTCGTTCGGCACAGGCGAAAACCCTAAGTGGTTTTTGATTGGTCGTGACATTGAGGATATGTCCGTTGAACTCAACCCCGACACAGAAACAGTCAAGAACATTCTTGATGAAACCGTTGTAAACGATAACGGCTATGAACCGTCAATTGACGCAGACACTTATTACGCAAACACAGGCGATGCAATCTATGAAAAGATTAAGGATATTGCAATGAACCGCCTTACAGGCGACGACTGCAAGACTGCAATTCTTGAAGTTCTTGTTGATAAGAAGACAGGTCCGTATGACGCTTGGACTGAAACCTGTATCGTAAAGCCACAGTCCTACGGCGGTGCTCAGGGCGGTGTGAACATTCCGTTCAACATCGCATTTAACGGCGACAGACAGCAGGGTACGGCTACAATTGAGAAGAAAGTGCCGACCTTTACCGCAACGGTTTAATCTTTTGGGAGGGATTGATTTATGCAGAAACTTGTTTTTGACAGAGGTTACAAGGAATATCAGATTGGCGATGACGAAAACGCAGTAATCCGTATCAACACCGCGGATGTGGGCATTCTTGCAAGGCTCAACGAGGCAGTCAAGAATATTGAGCAGATTCAGAAGAAGTATGAAAACGCTGAAAAAGCTGAAAACACAGACGCAATTCAGCTTATCACCGAGTGCGACAAGGACATCAGAGAACAGATTAACTACATTTTCGGTTCGGATGTCTGCACGGTTGCCTTTGGTGAAATTAACTGTCTTTCACTTGCGGGCGGTAAGCCGATTTTTGAAAACTTCCTTGAAGTGCTTATTCCTGTTATGCAGGCTGATTTTGAATCGGCACAGAAAATTTCCAATAAGAAAGTCGGCAAATACACTTCACAGGTGAAAAAGTGATTGAATTACTGCCGAAAAGCCTTGAGGTTGACGGCAGAAACTACGAAATCAATTCCGACTTCCGTGTTGCTCTGCTGATTTTCAAAGCCTATGCAGACGATGATCTGAACGATTTTGAAAAATGCCGAGTGTGTGTCGAGTGCCTTTACAAGGAGATTCCCGAAAATTACCAAAAGGCACTTGACAGGGCAACTTGGTATCTTGACGGCGGAGATATTCCGCAGGGCAAACAGCTCCCCGTCCGTGTGCTTGATTGGGAACAGGACGGACATATAATCTTCCCTGCTCTCAATAAGGTTGCAGGAGCGGAAACACGCACAGTCGATTATATGCACTGGTGGACTTTTCTCGGCTTGTTCAATGAAGTGGGCGACGGCTTGTTTACACAGGTGATTTCAATACGCACCAAAAAGGCAAAGCATAAGAAGCTCGACAAAACCGAACGGGATTTTTACAGCGAACATAAAGAACTTATCGACCTAAAGCCCAAACTCACAGCCGAAGATAAAGAAGAACTTGACTTCATAAATTCGCTCGTGTAGTGTAGTATCTTATCACATATTGTTGACATTCTCTAAATGTTAGTGTATGATTAAGTAAAAATTATATTGTTTTAACATTTAGGAGGATGAATGATGAAAAAACTCATAGCGTTAGCATTAACCGCAGTTTTTGCAGTATCGCTTGTTGGTTGCGGTACAACAGCGGAAAGCAGTTCAAACACCGATATAAAGGCTGAAACCACTGAACCTGTGACGACAGAAATTCCCACAACGGTGCAGGAAACAACAAAGGCAGAGTACGATTTAGCTATCGAAAACACCTTAAAAGATATTAAATACTGTACTCCGTCACAATTTGAAACAAAAGGTACAAGCGGATTGATTTTTAATCACAAAAGTCCAGAAAATGATAATCTTCTTGTAAGTTATACGGAATTGAGTGACGATATTCTTTTATACACCGAATCGCAGGCTAATGAACTTTTAGATAGTATTGTGGAGGGAATGAAAGGTGATAGGGACTTTGAATTATCCAGCAAAAAATATTTAGAAATAGCATCGTGTTATGGAATAGAATTTTCGTATAAAATGGAAGGTGTATATGCACACACTTATGCTTTTTTATGGAATGACGGTGCATACAATTTTTCTTATTCCTCAACCGAGCCTATTTCAGAGGAAGATGAAACTCTGTTATCGGCAATAATTGATTCAATAGTATTACAATAACAAAAAAGCCACTCCAAACGGGGTGGCTGTTCTTTTGCAAAATTTTATTAGCGTACATCATAACGGTGTGCGCTGTTTTTATGCCCATTTTTAAATGAAAGGATGTGAAAATTTGGCGGTTGACGGTTATCTGAATTTTGACACGAAACTTGATACATCGGGTTTTAACGGCGGTTTGGCACAGGTTAATACTACTGTTACCAAATCAATCGAAAGGGTAAAAAATCAGCTTAAGACCTTTGCAAAGACTGCCGCTGTTGCTTTCAGCACTTATGCAATTACAAATTTCGGCAAAGAGTGCATTGAGCTTGGTTCTGACCTTGCGGAGGTGCAGAATGTTGTTGATGTTACTTTTCCAGCAATGACCAAACAGGTTGACAAGTGGGCAAAAAGTGCAGCTAATTCTTTTGGCTTGTCCGAAACAATGGCAAAGCAGTATGTCGGTACTTTCGGTTCAATGGCAGAGGCTTTCGGCTTTACAGAGAAAGAAGCCTATGATATGTCAACCACGCTGACAGGACTTGCAGGCGATGTTGCTTCATTCTACAACATCAGACAGGACGAAGCCTATACAAAACTTAAATCAGTATTTTCGGGCGAAACCGAAACTTTAAAAGATTTAGGCATCGTAATGACACAGACTGCGCTTGACAGCTATGCCCTTGCAAACGGTTACGGCAAAACCACAGCCAAAATGACCGAAGCCGAAAAAGTAACACTGCGTTACAAGTTTGTGCAAGACCAGCTCGCCAATGCGACGGGTGACTTTGCCCGAACGCAGGACAGCTGGGCGAATCAGACAAGAATTTTACAGCTCCGACTTGACAGCCTGAAAGCAACACTCGGTCAGGGACTTATCAATGTGTTTTCTCCGCTGTTAAAAAATCTTAATTCCTTTATCGAAAAATTAGATATTGCAACGGAAAAATTCAAAAGCTTTACGGAACAGGTTTTCGGCTATTCATCTGCAACCGATAATTCCGCAAATTCCGCAAGCTCTGAAATGACAGACCTCACCGATGAAACAAAGAGTGCAAACTCTGCACTTGCCACAACATCGAAAAAGACAAAGGAAATTAAAGACAATCTTCAAGGATTTGACAGGCTCAATGTGATGAGCCTTGAAAACAGTTCATCAGATGACAGCACAGCAGTAAACAGCCCCACAAAGAAATCCTCTAAAGCCGCAGTTAACGCACTTGATACTGCCGCAACAGCGATTGAAAAGCGTACAAACAAGGTTTTTGACAGCATTAAAAGAGCCTTGAATAATCTGAAAAATGCTTTTGTTTCAATCGATGAATCGTGGAAGAGAGTGTGGAAAAACGGTACAGGCGAAAGGATTATCGGTAACATCAAACAGCTTTTGAAAAATGTTTTTGACATTATCGGTGATATTTCGGGAGCGTTTACAAAGGCTTGGAATAAGGCAGGACTTGGTGACGAGGTTGTGCAATCCATTATCGACAAATGGAACAGCTTGCTTGAACTTGTAAATACGATTGCAGAGGATTTTCGCAAAGTTTGGAACAATGGCACCGGTGAGAGAATTTGGACTAATATTCTGAATATTATCAAAAACTGCAACAACTACACCAAAACTCTGCGGACTAAAATCAAACAGGCTTGGGAGAAAAATGAATCGGGCAAAAAGATTTGGGAAGCAATCCTTGGCATTGTTGAAGATATCACAGGCTTTTTGAGCGATATGTCAGAGATTCGCCTTGAATGGCTTGAAAGTCTTGACTTGTCACCGCTTGTATCAGCCGTTGCCGACCTCGGACAGGCATTCAGAGATTTGCTCAAAGCCTGTGGAGATAAGCTGAAACAGGCATACAAGAATATTCTTCTCCCACTTGCAAAATGGACAATTGAAGAAGCAGTTCCGAAACTTGTAGAAGCCCTTGCAGGAGCGTTGAAACTGTTAAGCAAAATAGTTAAATCTATTAGTGACAAAACCTTGTACGCTATCGCAGGCGGCATTACTGCAGTCGGTACAGCTGTTGTTGTTTTCAAGGCAGGACAAGCGATTGCAAGCGGAATTGACAAAGTCAAAAATGCTATAAAGTTATTTTTGACAACTGTTTCTGCAAATCCAATCTTAGCCGTTGCCGGTGCCATCACCGGACTTGTGACTGCAGTTACTGTATATAATCAGCTTGTTTGGAGTAATTCCGAAGCTAAAAAATTTGCTGATGAAATTGACGGTATAAAATCGAGACTTGACGAAACAACACAAGGAATTGAGGATAATTTGTCAGACACTCTTGAACGAATGGACAGCTTGTATGCAGACAATACACTTGTTGACAGTTACCAACAGAAACTTGATGAACTGTTACAGAAAGCTACGCTTAGTCCAGAAGAGCAGGCACAGCTTGAAACCATTGTTACATATTTTAAAAACAATGTTGACGGTTTCAGCGATGTGTGGAATCAGTATGTTACTGTCAGTGCTGACGGCAAAGTACACTTAAATGGTGATTTAGCCGAGGTGCAAAAGGTTATTGACAGTACAATTGATAAATATCAACAACTTGCAAATAGTGCCGCATTAGCTGAATTATCTTCTGAAAATAGCAAAGAACGAATTCTTGCGTCAAAGAAATACAGCAGTGCAAAATCAGATTATAACAACAAGAAAAAAGACCTTGAAAACGAACAGAAAAAACTGAAAAAATGGCTTGAGAAAAACGGCAAAAGTATGCAGGCTCTTGAAAATTACTATTTTGGTGGCGGTGCTAAAAACGACGCTTTATGGAAAGAGGGCATTGAATACTTCGAGAATATTCAGAGCAAAACAAAATCTCTTGACGGTGCAACAAGTTCGGTAAATAAAGCTGTTGCCGCTATGAACAAACTGACTATGACGGGTGATGACCTTACAGATGTACAAAAGGTTGTTAATGGCAACTATTCAGACGCCGCCGCTGTTCTTATGGCGTATAATGCAGGTCTTATCAGTACAACGGATGTTCAAAATTCGCAGTGGAAATCTTTGAACAATTTGCAAAAAGCTGCAAAAGATACAGGTAAAAACACGGTTCTCGGTCTTGTTGAGGGTACAGACGCATACAAAGGTGCGCTTGTCAAAAACAGTCACGGTCTTGCTTCTATTGTGCTTTCGGAATATGATACCACGATGGGAATTCATTCGCCGTCAACAGAAATGTATGAAAGAGGCGGTTACACGGTTCAAGGTCTTGCAAACGGCATTCGTGACAGAATATATGCCTTGAAAAATCCGCTTGCAAGACTGCTTAGCTTTATTTCAACACATATCAATCCGATTTCAAGCGTTTTCTCGAATGCTTTTGAGGGTATCAAGAGTGCTGTAAAAAAGCCTATGAACGGATTTTTAGGTGTTGTTCAAAACTTCTTAAACAATTTTATAGATCCGTTCAACAGCCTCGGCAGTGCTATTTCAGGCGGAATGAGTACAGCGGCAAAGATTGCTTATGAAGCGTTAGGAAGTGTAAACGGCAATGTCGGACTGCCTAACATTACAGTTCCCCGACTTGCCACAGGTACGGTTGTTCCGGCAAATTACGGTGAATTTCTTGCCGTACTCGGTGATAACAAGCGTGAGGCTGAGGTTGTTTCGCCGATTTCAACTATCAAACAGGCACTTATTGAGGCTATGGCAGAGATAGGCTCAACAGGTGACGGTGGTGACATTAACCTTACTGTAAATCTTGACGGCGAAGTGATTTTTAACAACATTGTAAAACGCAACAACGCAGTCAAAAAGCGTCACGGTGTCGGTGCGTTAGGTTAGGAGATGATGACATGGCAAATTTTAAAGGCTATTTAATAAGGTTTCCTAAGAGCGGTAAGCTGTTTCCACACAAACTCATTGCGAAGGATAACTACAACGGCACTCCGCTCCAAAGAACCGAAATTAAGGCATACCGTGACAGCAACAATCTTATGCACCGCACAACTTCGCCAAATTACAAGTCGAAAATTGAGTTTACAACCGTTGATGAACTCAACCTTGCACAAATGCAGTCGATTAGAAGTGCTTTGAATAGTTCGTGGGACAACTCTCAACAGCGTAAAATCCGTGTCGAGTATTGGGACGATGAACTTCTTGCATATCGCACAATGACCGCCTATATGCCCGACATCACCTATCAGGTCAAGAAAATCACCAAAAACAACATCATATACAATGCCGTGACTTTCACTTTTATTGAGTATTAAGGGGGTGACGGATTGCTATCTATCTCAAGTACGCACAAGCAGAAAATCATTAACGAACTTATTTCAAATAAGCTCGAAATCTTTTCATCCGACAGCAAGTTTGATGTCATCACCGAAACCAACATTGAAAGCGAAAGTATGAGCCTTAAACAGTCGATTTGTGACGAAAACAAGTTAAAGTTCGGAGGTTGCATTGCTTCCGAATTTAAAATCGGACTGCTGAACACCGTTGACAGAACCTTTGATGTTTCAAAACTTGTCGGTTGTTGGATTTTAGTTAAGCTGATACAAACTTTTCCGTCAGGTTCTCCGATACTGCCGAGTAGTTCATTATATCCAAGCGACACACTCTATCCGGGCGAAGCCGTGACAACAAAGTCGTGGTGCATTTTTAACGGTATGATTGACAAAGCCGAGGTCAATAAAACGGATCAGAACAAAATCAGCATAACCGCCTATGATGTGATTTCACAGCTTTATGAAACCGACTGTACAAACGCTCTGCAAAAGCTCTGGAATAACAATTCTAACAGCACTTCGGTCTATGCACTGTTGGCAATGGTTTCTGAAAAATTTACTAACCTATGCGGTCTACCTGACGCCCATTTTTTATCCGACAGTTTACTTAACGAGGTTATCAACAAGGCTGAGAATCTGACTGTTAAGAATATGAAAATTTTTAACAAAGTATGGCTTAATGATTCCGAAAAGGTTAATTACGGTCAATTGCTTAATTATACAGCGGAAATGCTCGGTGTGTTTGCTTTTGTTAAACCCGATAACCGAAAAGGCGGTAACATTGTTTTTGTCAACCTTGAAACCGATACAACAAAAGCAGAAAAATATGACTTTTACGAGGCATTCAATGCTGATGAAAAGTCAAGCGGTACATACGGGACTGTTGACTTTGCAATCGGAGGTGCTACACGAACCGCAAAGGTGCGTAGCTACAAGTTTTTAGGCGGTAAAACCTATGATATGACAGATAACATTCTTGTATGGCAGGAAAACGATAACGAAGGCGGTGCGTGGATACATAAGTTTGAAAATTTGTTTTCAGGCGATACAGGCAAGCGAATACACCATAAAATTTATAAGCCTATCGAGGCAACCCTTGACGGTAGATTGTGGGTTGAACCTGGCGATATGATACAGATTAAATATTATGTAACCGACGCTGACGGCAACTATGCATATAACGCTGACGGCACTCCGCAAACCGCAACCGTGACATCATATGTGTTATCGAGAGAGCTTACAGGCATACAGGCACTCACAGACAAAATTACAGCGAAAGGAGAATAGAAATTGAACAAATACACACGAATGAACTGGGAAAATACTCCCTCAACAGCAACTCCACTGACTGCCGACAACCTCAATCATATGGATGATGGAATCGAACGGGCAACAGACGGAGCAATTGCACTTGAAACCGAAATAACCACGGCAAGAGGTAATCATAATTCACTCGGAGCAAGGCTTGATACGGTTGACACAAATCTTGCAAAAAAAGCCGATAAAACCAGCACTCTTGCTGGCTATGGCATTGTAAACGCTTATACAAAAACCGAAATGCTAAATTTGTTGGCAAAAAAAGAAGACAACTCAAACAAGGTAAGTGATTCCTCTCAGATTACCGACTATACTCAAAATTATCCGAGTATCAAGTATCTTACCGACAACTACTGGGATAGTGCCGACAGCTATTCGTCGGATGAGGTTGACACTCTACTT